CATCATCTGAATACTCAGACTTCGGTAGTGTATCAATCACATCTGCAGGAACTCAGAATAGTTCAACTAATGCACCAGGTACTATAACTAATGCTCACGCGATCACCTTAACAGGTACTGGTAACATAGGTACTGCTACAACAGGTCAGTTCGTAACTGAGGTTACTGCGTTCTAGGTATGTTGAGAAAGGGTATACATATAGTAGCACTAGGTGTACTAGCAAGTGCACCTGTATATGCTGTGCCCGTGGTCCCGAATTTTACACAAGGCTCGATGACGTCAAATACGCAGACGACTTCAAAAGTGACGGAGACGATAAATTCGATGGATTATAATACTGGGTATCAATTTTCGGTAACGGGGTCAGGGGTAACCGCTAGTGGTAATCTCTCACCTACTACTACTGATGCTAACGTGACTATTAACGGAGTGACTTCGACATGGACTGGGATCGACACAAAACCCACCTTCACACAGACAACACCAGGAGCAGCGTTTCAGTTCACGGAGACGTATCAAGCCCCAGGTCTTTCCAATCACACAATAATACAAAGAGTAACAGAGGTAACAAGCGTAACAGACACAACAAGTATCTTCTCTCAATAGTCTTATGTTTGTCTCAACTTGCTAACGTTCCTACAGTTAAAGCAAGTGACGTAGGTGGTGTATCTGCGACTGCTAGTCCCATCGCGAATAGTAGTGGGTCAGTTACCAACCAGGCAATACAAGTTTTACAAGGTCCGTATATAACAAACACATATGGTAATGGGATACAGTGTCAAGGTCCTACCATGAACGTAACTCCATATGCCACTTTTACAGCATCAGCACAAAAACCATACGAAGCATGGTGGGATTCGCCAGTGTACAACATGATTGACGCTAATGATGATGGTGTACCAGATAATCCTGGTGAAATTTTATACTTCACTCCAAACCGTACAGGGCAGAAAGATAACTATAACGTAGGTCTAGGTATTAGTGCTACATGGTCTAAACCATTAGACAAAGAACTACAGCAACAATGTAAAGATGCTGCTGCAGCAAATATCGCATTGATGAATCAAGCACATGCTAACAAGAGATTAGATTTTGAGATTGCCAGATTGAAAAATTGTGGAAATTTACTCAAAGAGGGTATATCCTTCCATCCAAACTCTCCTTACTATGCTATATGTGCTGACGTTATGGTCAATGGTAAGAACGTTATCACTCCTCATGTACACGATATACAACCTACTTCTTTTTCAACTTCTTCGGAATCTTTAAAGGATCTAAACCTTTCGATTGGCGATATCGATTAGCAACAATCTCACTCTTTGATAACTCACGATGCTTTCCAAGTTTCTTTTGGATTGTAGTTGTGAGTTTTTTTATGACTGGTTTGATTACCCTTAAAAGTAATGGAGTTGCTGCTGCTCCTGCTGTTGCGACCACTGCTATTGCTACGGTAGTGGTCACTTGATTTGGTGAAGGTAGGTACTTATCAGTAACAGAGGTTGCCTCATATAATGTCACACAGGTTTTACCGTCAGGACTAAGTTCATGACCTATAACTTTCTCATCCCCAGACTGTGTGATATCACCAACTCTCAGTTGTGCAGGACCTGGACATTGTATTTCACCACCCACACCACCAGTATCAGGAACCTCAGGTGGTTCAACTTCTGGTGGCGGTTCAACTTCTGGTACAGGTGCTTCTCTTGTGATTATTAATTGCTCTGGTTCATAGTTCATTGCATCATAAGAAGGAACCCCTGCATCGCAATAAACTACGACACCATCGGGGTCATCCTTCTCTAGATTTTTATTCTTCATTATACTGTTACTGTTCTGTTCATGTGCTTCTACACATCCAGGTATATCAATAACAGGAACCCCTATCATATCAGGACTTGCTACAGGTCCATAGATAGGGATTGCTTGAGGGGGATTGTCAGTCAACCATGATGGTGGAGTGAAAATCTGTGTTGTTCTAATCGTAGGAACATTACCACCATGTATTATTATGGAGGGGATAGTCATTAGCAGTCCTTGCTCATGTCTTCTGCCATATTACCACCGATCTCAGCACCTTGGTTACCACCAAACATTGCTACCCAACCTGCAGCAACCCAACCAACAAAGGGAATAGAGGAAAGAGTAGGAGCAGCAGCAGCACCAATACTAGTCCCAACAACTCTCCCAGTTCCTTCTCCCGATCCTACTGCTTTGATGCATGCGATTCTTTGAGCACTTATCTCTGCTGCTTGATCTTGAGTCAAACCTGGTGGATTATCTATCCATGATCTCTTGTTAGATACAGCACCGCCTTGGTTAGTCTTACCATCCATTACATACTCTTCAACAACTTTAGTTGTGTTGTTTGCTAGTCCTAAGAAACCTGCTTTCTCTTTGATATCTTTAGTGATATACATTGTCTTAGGATCGTTTGCTCTATAAGCAATTTTATATCCATCTTTAGTTACCTCTGCCTGATAGGTAGAGTAATCTGTTGTCGGAATATTGATTGTAGGTAAATCATCTTTCTGCCTAGTCACTAGTAACCCGACAAGACCCATATGGGAAATGCCGAGCACTACACCTAAACTAGCAGCAAACCACTTGTTCATGGCATTGGTGGGGTGAAACTATTACCTATCGCTTCTGGTTTCGCAGTAGGTGGTGACTGTGCAGGACCTGTTAGTTTAGGCATTGATCCACCTAGCATATCTGGGATCGCATCACCTACAGCGTTCATGACCTTTGATTGGATTCCTTCTACGATGGCATCCTTTTGTGTATATAGATATATACCACCGCCAACAACGGTAAGAGATACAACGCTAGACGCAATAGCAAGTACATTGATAATTTTTTGCATGATGTTTATTTGTCAGGGACGATTTTAACAGGACCTTGTTCGATCCTTATGGTTTGTGCAGGTGCAGTTTCTGATGCTTTCTGTATGAGAAACTCCATATCCTTCTTAGATATATTAGGAGCATCATCACCACCTGCACCTTTCTTCTTCTTACCTGCTGCTTGAACGCCAAAAGTAGCTAGGGTTCCTGTGAAGACCGAAGCTATAAAAGTCGGATCCAGTTTTTGTTCTGGTATTTTAAATGACTCTGGTAACTTAACGTATGCCAAAGTTAGAATTCCTGCTGACCACACTAACACTGACAACCTCACGAAAGTAGAGAGGATTGCAAGTTGCTCGTCTTTGTCCTCAGCAGCATCTTTTAGTTTACCGATTAAACCTTTTGGTTTCTCTTCGATCTTTTTTGTTTCTGCCATAATTTTAGTGCTCTACATTATTATCTATACAATAAAGATTTCCGCTTATTGAGATGCGTGTATTGTCTGTTGTATAGAATGGATTGACTCCATGATTGAGTCTGGCGGGAAAGAATGCTATCTTCCATTCCCAAGATTTATCTATATGTAAGTATCTTGTATCTAGTCCTCCTAATGCTGTATTATACTGAAACATAAAAGATGCAGTTTCATTTTCATTTGCAACATATCGTGCTCTCTCTTTTTCTAAATCATATGGTATTTGAACCCAGATTACAAAGGAGAATATTCCACTGTGTATATGCAGAGGATTGAAATCATATTTCTTTTGATAGTTTACCCATAGTCTTTGTAGTTTAAAATCAGATGTTTCAATATCTCTCATGGTTTCTGCTACACCCATAGCAGGTTGGAAACCAAACTGTTTAATGTATTCATATGAAAGACAACGAGTGAATGCGCTAATCTCTTTAGTCAAAGGTAGTGTCCACTCTTCTTGTAAGTGACCCCTTAGACTTGTCCTAGCATCTGTATCAGAGTTCTTCACTAATGAATCCATACTACCTCGCAGTTCTGCTGCGACAGCAGATGGAACCTCTGCTGTTAGGTATCCAGGTGAGTTCAACCAATGAACATCATATGAAAAATTGCTCATTCTGTAGTGCGTTTCTTTCCTATATTATATTTTGATTCTAATGTCCACTCACCCTTCTCTTTAAATGCTATAACTTTGATTTGACTTAAAGGTGCGACTTCTTTTATATCAGTTTCTTTTACGATCTCTACAAGACCCCAATCAGATAGTAGTTTAATAATTCTATTTCTTCTTTGTACATCATTGTCTGATAGGTTTGCTTTCTTTCCGTCTAGTGCAAATAGTTCTTTAAAATGTACAATGTAGTATTGTCCTTTCTTATGGAGGATATGACATGACTGAAAAAGTTTTCTCTCTTTACGAGATGCAACTCCTATACGAGTAAGTGTCTCACGAACTTTTAAGAAATCATCAGGTTCCTTAAGGTTCACTTCAATCATATTATCTTTAGTCCATTCAACTTCATTCATCTTCTCTTACCCCCTTTGTTCAGTTTGGATTTAATGTAGTCTAGTTGTGTAGGAGATAGGATGCGTAATGCTTGCTTTGCCTTTTCATTACTATAACCATAGTATTCTTTGACAACATCAAGATCTTTCACCTTATCCTGCTTGCCCCAAGGAGAAAATCTTTTCCTAGGTCTGACTATATGTATATAAAAATCATACTGTAAACGCTTATCAATCTCAGGGTGCATATTCATTTCATTAGCATACAATACAGTATCCATATGATGTGACATGCACTTATTGATTATGTAAGGGGGATAGTTCTTTTCCCAACCAGGATCTTCAGTTTGAAATACAGATTTCTTATCAAGGTTGATAGAGTTTAGGTATGCTGAGAGAGGATACCGATCATCATATGCCATAATTTAGTAGTAAGAGTTCTTTACGTTTTTCTTGTTCTTTATTATATTCACCCACTGATCTCATTGTATATGTGTGATCGTATTCTTGTACTTGCCACCCTTTGAATCTTTCCTTTATCAACTTGTCTGAGTTGTATGAAACCATCTGGTCACAATCACATGCTGCACACTTACGATAGAATCTATCATGATCAAATCCTTTGTGCATATCTCCCCTATGTCCGTAAAGATTATCCTTTATAGCATAAGGAGGATCTAAGTATATGAATGCATTAGGATCATCGGTCATTATCTTTTCAAAGGTAAAGTTTGTTATATGCCACTTCTTAATCAGTAGTGAATAGTATGGAAGATTGTCAATACCTTTTAATGAAAAGTTTTGATCTGATGCTTGCTTACTAAATGATGAGTTCTCTGTCAGTCCACTGAATGAACATTTGTTTACGACATAGAATGCTACTGCCTTATGAAATGGTTCACTGTCCCACTCATTCTTTTGAAGATACTCTTTTGAATCAAGAAAAAGATTTCTAGCAGAAGAAGGATCTGGATACTTTTGTTTTAATTGAACTAACTCATTTCTGAGTTTATCCCCAGACAACTGAAGTTGTCTCCAAAAAGTATATAATGGTTCATACAAATCATTTACCCAAATATCCAAATGAGGATACATCTGTGTAATGTATATTGCTACAGATCCACCACCTAAAAAAGGTTCGCGAAACTCTGTATACTCATTAAAACTAGGGAAGTATTGTGCCATCTTCTTAACAGCACGAGACTTGCCACCAGGATATCTAAGAGGTGTTTTAAGATTCATTTAGGAATACAATACCAGGAGGATAGTCTCTAAAATCTCCTGATGGAGGAGGAACTATTCGTTCGTATGTACCGTTATCTCTTGGATAGTTATCAATCAATGCTTCTACTGCTGTATCAAACCATCTGTTCATGGACTTTGCCATAGCACGATAGGAAGTTCCGAGGTATAGTTGACCTGCAACAACAGATAGAGTTGCGGTTCCCC